GTTGGATACGTACTTAAGATGGGTGATCTTTGTTATCAAGACAAAGATAGATATCCTACTGGTCCGTGGTGCAAGGAAAAAGATTGGGTGGTATTTGCAAGATATGCAGGATCACGCATGGAGATTGAAGGTGGCGAGATAAGAATGTTAAACGATGATGAAGTCTTAGGGACAATAGATAATCCCGAAGATTTGATTCACGCAATGTAATTCATAGGAGGAATTAACTATGCAAGAAGAAGAAAAAACAATTGATGTAGGTGATGCAGACGAGCAAGAACAAGAAATCGATCTTGATGCACAACCTGCAGAAGAAACAAAAGAAGAAGAGAAAATTGAGGTTGAAAAAGTAGAAGCTGAAGAACCAGCTCCTGCTGAAGAACCAAAAGAAGAACTTAGTGAATATAGTGAAGGCGTAAATAAAAGGATAGCTAAACTTACACGTAAAATGCGTGAAGCTGAAAGGCAAAAAGAAGAAGCTATTAATTATGCAAAAACTGTAAAAGAAAATGCAGCTAAAATACAAAATAGATATAACAATCTTGATGAAAGTTATGCAAAAGAATTTGAAAAGAGAGTTACAACCAATCTAGACGCTACTAAGCAAAAACTTGCTCAAGCAATTCATGCCGGGGATATAGATAAACAAGTAGAAGCTCAATCTGAGCTTTCTCAATTATCAATGGAAGCCTCAAGACTTGCTAGAGTAAAAGAGCTACAAGATAATAAACCGGTTGATAATGTTGAAAAACCACAAACCACACCACAACAACCAAGACCGCAACAGCCAGCTGATCCTAAAGCAGAGGCTTGGGCATCTAAAAACCCTTGGTTTGGTACTGATAATGCAATGACTTATACAGCATTTGATATACATAAAGTCCTTGTGGAACAGGAAGGTTTTGATCCTTTTTCTGATGATTACTATGCCGAAGTGGACAAAAGAATAAGACTTGATTTCCCACATAAATTTGGTAAAGTACAGGAATCTGCAGTTGAACAAGAGGAAACTCCAGTTCAGAATGTAGCAAGTGCCAAACGCCCGGCCAAACAAGGGCGCAGAAAAACTGTGAGACTCACACCATCACAGGTAGCAATTTCTAAAAGATTAGGTGTGCCACTTGAAGAGTATGCGAAACAATTAGCCGCGAAGGAGGAATTAGCATGACAAACGAAAAAACAGTAAAGAAGACTTCCCGCGCGAGTACAACTAGGGTCAAAGAAGAAGCACCTAAAGTTTGGACTCCTCCATCATCACTCGATGCACCACCTGCACCGGATGGTTTTAGACATAGATGGATACGCGCAGAGAGCATGGGTCAAGATGATTCAAAAAATATCTCTGGCAAAATGAGATCTGGATGGGAATTTGTAAGATCAGATGAATATCCAAGTGAAAATTATCCACAAGTCGAAACCGGTAAATATCAGGGAGTTATTGGAGTTGGTGGCCTACTGCTAGCTAGGATACCAGAAGAACTAGCCAAGTCTCGTGAAGATTATTTTGATAAAATGACTCAAGATAGAAACGAAGCTTTGGAAAATGAAGTTCTAAAGGAGCAGCACCCAAGTATGCCAATCAATCAAGATAGGCAAACTCGTGTAACTTTTGGTGGCTCAGACAAGAACTAATCTTTTCTTAACCATCTATTAAACATAATTTCCTAAGGAGGAAAACAACATGGCAAATAAAGACGCAGCCTTCGGGTTTAGACCTGTGGGTAAAGTGGGTCAGAATGCAGATAACGGTGGTTTATCCGAACATAATATCAACGCATCAGAGACTGTCATATATCATAATGATCTTGTAAAGATGAAAGCAGATCATGGTATAGAAGTAGCTGCTGCAGGTGGTAATGTTTTAGGTTCACTCAACGGAGTCTTCTACACTGACGCAACAACAAGTAAGCCTACCTTTTCAAACTATTCGCCAGGCAGTAATACTGCTGACGATATAAAGGGGTTTATATACGACGATCCTTACCAAAGGTTCGAATGTCAATCAAACAACAGCGGCGCTTCGCAAGCTACTGATATCAACAACTGTGCTGATATGGAGTATACTGCAGGTGCTGCACCGAATTACGTCTCCAAATCGGAGCTTGATGATTCTACAAACGCAGCGGGAGCAGCTACATTAAAAATTATGGGACTTTCAAGAGATCCTGATAATAATACTGTAGGTTCTGCAAACGTTAACTGGATTGTATCAATCAACGAGCACGAGTATGGTAAAGGCGTGAACGGTATCTAATAATAGCAGGAGGATAATAATATGGCTATATCAAGACAACAGCTCTCTAAAGAGCTAGAGCCAGGTCTGAATGCATTATTTGGACTTGAGTACAAGGCGTATGAAAATCAGCATACAGAAATCTTCGACAAAGAAAGTTCAGACAGAGCTTTTGAAGAAGAAGTAATGTTATCTGGTTTCGCAAACGCATCAGTTAAACCGGAAGGTTCTGGTGTTTCGTATGACAGCGCACAAGAAACTTACACAGCACGTTATACTCACGAGACAATTGCTCTCGCTTTTTCAATCACTGAAGAAGCAGTTGAGGATAACCTGTATGACAGTATCGCAAAGCGTTATACAAAAGCACTAGCACGTTCTATGGCTAACACAAAACAAATCAAAGCAGCTAACGTACTAAACAACGCGTTTAGCTCTTCTTACCTTGGTGGTGATTCAAAGGAGCTTTGTGCTACTGATCACAACACTATAGCGGGAAGTGTTAAAAACGAGTTAACTACATCTGCTGATTTAAGCGAAACGTCAATTGAACAAGCAATGATTGATATTGCGGCAATGACCGATGAACGCGGTTTTAAAATTGCTGCAAAAGGAATGAAACTAATCATTCCATCTGCTTTACAATTCACAGCTGAGAGAATTCTAAAATCTCCAGCAAGAGTTGGAACTGCAGATAACGATCTAAATGCGGTTAAATCTATGGGGATGATTCCTCAAGGTTATGTAGTGAATAACTACCTAACTGACACTGACGCTTTTTTCATTAAAACTGACGTGCCTAATGGTATGAAACACTTCGAAAGAGCAGCTATTAAAACTGCTATGGAAGGTGATTTCGACACTGGTAACGCAAGATACAAAGCAAGGGAAAGATACAGCTTCGGTTGGTCTGACTGGAGAGGTATCTTCGGATCACCAGGCGCGTAAGCGTTTTAAAACTAAACGTTTTAAAGGGGCCTTCGGGCCCCTTTTTTATTGCAAATAACACTTTAAAGGCGTATAGTCGTAACACTGCATACTTTTATAAATAGTCAGCATGGACTCATGCAGTAGACAATGTCTCGGACTATGTTGGCGGAAACGGAGACAAATAATATGGCTAATACGACTTTTCAAGGTCCAGTCAGATCAGAGAATGGTTTTAAAACTATTACTAAAAACTCTACAACTGGCGTAATCCAAGATAGAACTTTCGGAACACCTTCTAAAGATGCAAGGAGAGTTTATTTAGAGGAGGGGTTTTTACAAAGACCCGGTCTAAATGCAAACATCGACCAAGTATCTACAGTTGAAGTTCAGAGAGCTTTAAACAGAAACTGGGAAGCACTTGGAACTAACATGACAACTGCACTATGTACATTTGCTACAACTTCAGGTGGAGTTTTGGCAACAACAGCAGGTGCTGATCAAGACCAAGCAATTCTAACACCTCACTTAGACACTGCAGCCACAGCGTGGGCAGGAACTTTATGGGGAACTGAAAATTCAGTTCATTTTGAAACATCAGTTATGTTACCAGCACTTGATAACCAAAAAGTTTGGGCAGGATTAAAGTTAACTAATGATCAATTAGTTGCAACTGATGCTAACCAAATCTTTTTCAAGTATCAAACAGATGCTACAAACTCTGAAGCATTTGATGATTACAGCTACTGGCACTTGGTGCACTCAATTGGTGGCACTGATTACATCAGTCAAATACCAGTTACTGTTGCAGCAAATACGCCTTATCATTTAAAAATAGAAATAGATAGCGACAGAAAAGCTGCTATTTTTGTAAATGGTATTCAGTATAATGTAACAACTACTTCTGGTTCAACTGGTGGTACAGCAGTAACAGCGGGTACTACTAAAACAGCAGCACTAACTGACGATATAGATTTAATTCCTTATGTTGGAATTGAAGCAGGTGCAGCCGCGGCAGAGGCAGTTAACTGTCACTACGTAGCTTGTAGTAGAAACGTTTACGAATAAAAATAAATAACTTTATGTGGAGCGGGGGCTTCGGCCCCCTCTCTCTAACGGAGGAAAAATAAAATGGCAGACGCAGTAACAAGTCAAACATTATCTGATGGTGACAAAACAACTGTAATGAAATTTACAAATGTATCTGATGGGACAGGTGAATCATCAGTTAAGAAAGTGGATGTATCCGCATTAACAGCCGATCAAGACGGCAATACTTGTACAAGAGTTTCTATACAACAAATTTGGTACTCTATATCTGGAATGCGTATAGATCTAGAATGGAACGCTTCTTCTAATGTCAAAGCAATTATGCTAGGCGGTGGAGTAGCTTTAGAACCAACTGTAGGACACCTTGATTTTAGATCTTTTGGTGGACTTAAAAATACAGAAGCATCTGGAGTTGATGGTGATATTGATTTAACTACACTACACCATACAAGTAATGACCATTATACGATTATTTTAGAGCTAAAGAAAAAATACACGTAAGGAGGTAGTCTAATATGGCAAACACTACTTCAGGAACAGTAACGTTCGACAAAACTTTTTCAGTGGACGAAGTAATTGAAGAAGCTTACGAAAGAATTGGTATTCAGGATTTAACTGGTTTTCAGTTAAAATCTGCACGGCGTTCTTTGAATATTATGTTTCAAGAATGGGGTAATAGAGGACTGCAATACTGGGAAGTTGCAGAAACTAATATTGACCTTATTGAAGGCCAAGCGGAGTATACTTTTTATAGAGCCAGTGGCGACGGTACTAGCTCAGTAACTGTAGCTCCTGCAGACGTTTATGGTGTTGCTGATGTATTAGAAGCAACATATAGAACAGGTCGAACAGCTACCAGTCAATCTGATACAGCTTTAACTAAAATTAATAGATCAACTTATTCTTCTATTGCAAATAAATTGACGAAGGGAACACCTACTCAATATTTTGTTCAGAGATTAATCGATAAAACTACAGTTACTTTTTATCCAACACCTGATTCAACAGCGGCATCAAAAGACGCACATATATATTATGTGAAAAGAATACAGGACGTAGATGATTATACAGATGCAAATGATGTACCTTATCGTTTTGTACCTTGTATGGTATCAGGTTTAGCTTTTTATCTATCTCAAAAGAATAAACCAGAATTAACCCAACAAACAAAGTTATTGTACGAAGATGAATTGAATCGTGCCTTAGTAGAGGACGGCTCATCAACTAGTACTTATATAACGCCACAGAGTTATTATCCAAATGTCTAATTTTGCAAGAGGTAAATACGCTAAAGCGATATCAGATAGAAGCGGAATGGCTTTTCCTTACAATGAAATGGTGAAGGAATGGGATGGTATGTTTGTGCATAAATCAGAATATGAACACAAACACCCACAACTAGAAACTAGAGCACATAAAGCAGATGCGGTTGCTCTACAGCACGCAAGACCTACAAGAACAGAAACAGATGCTCCTAATTTATTAAACACCAACCCCTTTAAAACAGGTACATCAGGTACAAGCGCAATTACCGTGACAGAGACAAGTCATGGAAGATCAAGCAGTGATACAGTTAGATTCAGAGATGCTGTTAGTTTTGATGGTATAACAGCCACAAATATAAATAGGTCAGCTGGGTACACAATAACAAAGGTTGATGATGATAGTTATACATTCACGGTATCGACAGATACTGCAACAACTGGTAATACTAATGGAGGAGGATACCGATCATACGCTGGTCCGGTAACAATAACAGCATGACAACATACGCAGAACTAGTAACACAAATTAGAGCTTATACAGAAACAGATGATAATGTCCTTACAGACACTATTGTTAATGATATGATTGAACACGCTGAAGAACGTATATTTAGAGATGTTGATTTAGATGTATTTAGACAAACAAAATACGCAACATTAACTTCAGGTGATGCGTTTGTTACATTACCTGGAACAACTTTAAATGATTTTTCACTTATTCGTTATTTTATGATCTATCCTGGTTCTGGTACACAAACTAGAACACTTTTACAAAAGAAAGATGTTTCATTTATGAATGAGTATTTCCCTGTTAGGGAAACCACAGGCACACCAAAGTTTTATGCTTTGTGGGACCATGATACAGTTTACCTAGCACCAACACCAGATGCAGCATATAAAATTGAATTGGCTTTTAATAGTCAACCAACAGGACTTTCTTCTAGTAATACTACAAGCTGGATAGGGACTAATGCACCAAGGACTTTATTATATAGTTGTTTAGTAGAAGCCTTTAAGTTTTTAAAACACCCAGACATGGTACAAATGTATGAACAGTCTTATAATCAATCAATGCAAACATTGGTTGCTGAAGAAATGGGCAGGGGTAGAAGAGATGAATATATGGATGGTGTTCCAAGAATGCCAATACCATCACAAGAACCATAAGGAGGAAAAATAAATGGCTATAACATCTGCAATATGCAGCACTTTTAAACAAGAGTTATTGAAGGGGAACCATGACTTCGATGGTGGAGCTACTTATAAAATAGCTCTTTATACATCGGGAGCGAGTATGGGTGCTAGTACAACAGCATATTCGACATCTAGTGAAGCTTCAGGAACAGGATATACAGCAGCAGGAGAAACTTTAACTAGTCCAGCTGTCGCATTATCTTCGACTACTGCTTACATAGATTTTGCTAATGCAACCTGGTCAACTTCTTCATTTACAGCAAATGGAGCTTTAATATATAGATCAGATGGTAGTGCACCAACTAATGATGCAGTTTGCGTTATTGCGTTTGGAGGAGACTATACATCTACAAATGGAACGTTTACTATTCAGTTTCCAGCTGCAGCCGCATCTACAGCATTACTGAGATTGGCGTAAATAGATGGCGTTTGTAATAAACGATAGAGTTAAAGAGAGCTCAACCACAACAGGCACAGGTGCCTTTTCTCTTGGTGGCGCTGTTTCTGGTTTTGAAGCTTTTTCAGCTGGAATTGGTAACAGTAATGTTACCTATTATGCAGCCGTTCACCAAACAGAAGATGAGTGGGAAGTTGGAATTGGAACACTAGATAGTGATAGCTCTGATTTAACCCGTACAACAGTTTTAACTAGTTCTAACAGTGATAGTGCGGTTGATTTTGCCTCAGGTACAAAACATATTTTTTGTACAATGCCAGCAAGCAAGATTGCTTATCAAGATAATAGTGGAAATTTCATTATAGGTACTGATGCTGCAGGCACAGACTACAATTTAACATTCAAAGGTGAAGATAATGACGGTGTTTTCACATGGATGGAAGACGAGGATTATTTTAAATTCTCTGACGAAGTCTTAATGAACAGTACTGAAAAGTTATTGTTTGGTGATACAGGTACTTATATACATCAGTCAGCAGACGGTGTTT